ATGTGAAAGAGGAGAAAGGAGAGCTACTGAGATACAATTCTTATTTGAATTCTATCCCTCTAAACATGACTTTCAAAGTAGATCTGATAGTTGATACTTCTATAGATTCTTTCAAGATTGTACAGCAGATCATAAAAACTTTTTACAAGACTCTAGTGTTTAGAGTAAATTTCGGTGGAACAGTTGTCCCTTCACAAGCCGGTTTTCCTGAGGCGTACACAGTGAATAAGCTTTTTGAGTACACTTATGGAGAAAATAGCAGAATTACTATCTCGTTTGACTTGGAAGTAGAATCTTACTACCCTATTTTCGACTCTACACAGGAAATGTTTGCTGGAAATCGTATCAATTATACACAACAAAACACTGGCGTCACATTCACCGATAGACCTGTCACAGGGGACCCTAGTTTCATTAGGAACGACGGTACAATCGGAGTCAATAATATCACTAATTACAATGGCGGAGTTCCTTCGGCTTCCGATTCACAGAAGAATAGAAGCGAAGAAGACAATGCTAAGTTTGGTGAAAATTACTGGGAGTAAGAAAAATGTGTGTCAAAGTTATATAGTTATCCTATGAAAAACTTAATCTCATTTGGTGATTTTGCAACTGGTCTAGAAGAAAAAAAGCTTCCTGGGCCTAAGACCTATTATACGGGACTAGCAAAAAGCACAAAACAGAAAAGAGCTGCGCAGATCAAAAAACAGACAGCGATGCCTGACGATGATCCGAATGCATACAAACTTCTTCCGGGTGATTCCAAGAAGACTAAGACTTCTAAATTCACTAAGAAATTTCACAAAATGTTCGGTGACGTTTCAGAAGAAAGAGAAGGTGAAATGTACAAACCTCAACTTGAACAAATCATTCACTATGCGCAAGATCTTCTCTCGAAAATGAGAGATGAAGCTGAATTGCCAGCTTGGATCCAAGACAAGATCACTATTGCACATCACAACATGGAAGCATCTTCTCTAAATTACTATGAAGAGAAGGGACATGAAGACGATGATGAAGACGATGACGATGACGACAAAGAAGAAAGAGAAGAAGAATTCGGTGACGACAAGGGCGTCAAGTTTAGTGCTGGTTCAGTCACAGAACCAACTATAGACAAAGAAGAAGATTCTTTGCTCTTGGACGAAGGAGCAATAAAGAACAAAGCAATTGAAACAGGCCTCAAAAACAAACTTGAAGCGGTCAGACAAAAGGGCATGAAAGGTGTAACTCTAGAAATCTTACGCGAAGTTATGCGAAGAGGCATGGCAGCTTGGAAAACGGGTCACAGACCTGGAGCAGGACAAGAACAATGGGGCTATGCTAGAGTAAACAGCTTTTTGACTGGTGGTCCTACCGTCAAGGGCGCAGATAAAGACCTAGCAAAAAAAGCCGGAATAGTTTAATGAAAAAGCTAGAAGAATACTCTTGGGATCAGCTGAATTCTTACAGATACGATGTATATCCCTATAGACTGATCGTTGTTTCTCCACTAGACTATGAGAAAATTAAATTTCACTTCAGAGAATTTATTTCTGATTCATCTATAAAGAAAAAATACGATTTCGCCGAGTATCTTCAACACGCTACAGGTGAACCTGCTATCGCAGCAACGTTCTACGAAGATTCTATCTGTAACAAAAGGAAGGAGATTTTTAGCGAAATAGCAACAATGACACAGAGAGTCAAATCCTTCACACTTTTCGCATAGTCATTTGCGTCAAAGATATATAGACAAATCGCTTAACAAAATAAAGAAACAGAAAATGCTTAATTTGACAAAACGAGTAAACAAGCTTCTAGAGAGAACGTCTTCTCTAGAATGCAAGAATGTTTGCAAGGAAATTCTAGAGACTTACACTTCTATACCAGAAGAGCAACTTGCTGTAGCCATAGTCGAAAAGCTTAAAGGCATCCAAGACGCAGACAAACATGTAAAAGGATTTGTCCAAACTTCTGAGAAGTATCTCGGCATAAAGAGTCTCGGCCTATCTAAGGCAATCTCTGAAATCAGAGAATCACAAGCTTATCACTATCCTGCTCTTAGATACACGCTGGATAAATTTGAAAGAGCTATCATTGAAGGTTCGGCCGACTATCTTTTGGCTGAAGATTTTATGAAATCCATGAGAGATTTCGGATGGGAAAAGAACGTTAAAGATCATCTCATCCTCATCGGAGAAAAATATGAAGCACAAAAAGAAGCTATTCTTGTTGCCAAAGCAGTTTTTGAACTCAAGAAAGCAAAAGGAAACTTCATTTTCGAGAAAGTGGTCGACAAATTGGAAGAGCACTTTGAAACTCCTACACAGGCTTCTAGATCGGCTCTTATTGAAGATCTCTCTAAATTTGCGTTCAACCAAACTGCAAAAGTTCTTCTTGAAAATTTGAGAAGAATCCAATCTCAGAACGGAAGTTTGCAAGTAATTTCTGAGAATTCAAACTGTGAAGTTAGCAATGTCTACTCACCTTTGATTCTAGAAAACGGCAATGAGTATTTCGTTGTCAAATCTGATGTATACAAAAAGAATGGATCTGTGGTAGAAAAAGTTTCTGTCGAAGAACTTTCTTCTCTCAGTGAAAACGTAAGAAGATCTCACCAAGTCATCAATTCTCCTTATTTCTTTGTCAAAGAGGGAAGAGTTTCTTTCTTCTTAGGCAGAAATAAAGTAGAAATTTTCGAAAAAGAGTCTGCGAAAACAGTTCTTTTCAACGGTAAAAATGTTCCGGCTTCTGACATCGCAAGAAATTTGGTTGCTACAGGAATGGTAAGATTGGAAGAAGCCAGAGTTGCATCTGACGTTCAATTCATTACCGACATCTTTGAAAACTTCTTCGAAATGGATTTCGCAAAAGTTATCTCTTCGAGAAGATATTCTGGATCATATGTCACTCTCATGAAAGTCGAAGACAAAATTTATCTTAACAAGGTAAATGAGTCAATGAAGTCTAACGAATTCTACACAGACATTAATGCTACACAAGCAAGAAACATTGTTTTAGAATTCTTAGGATACGACATCGCTGAATCTTTGGAAGAGTACATTGAAAAAGATCAAGCGCAAATTCTAGAAATAAAGAGCAAGCAATCTCACATTCTCAAGTCTATGGCTGTCGTAGAAAGTGAAATTACAAAAATTGAAGGAGCTAAGAAAGATCCTTATCTTGCCAATAACCCTCAACTCAAACAGCTAGAAGAAATGCTCAGAACAGAGATTGATTCTCTTAAGAGCAAATATCAAGTTCTTTCTGCTGAGCTTAGAAAATTTGAAGCAAAATCTTCTGATGCAGGAGTTGAAATCGGTGAAGACGTTAAGCTCGAAAATGGAGAACTCGCAACTGTACAAAGCATCGATAGCACAAACAAAACCGTAACTGTTATCACTGCAACAGGAAAAACTATGGATCTTCCGGTTAACAAAGTCACTTCAGTTGAAGCTGAAGAGGCCAAAGCAATGGAAAGAAACGAAGAAAAAGGAGAAGCTGAAGGAGAGAAAATTGCTGAAGAAGAACTTTCTGCTATGGCAATAGCTTCAGGCAATGACATTCCAGTTTCTGATCCTAACAAAGATGCTCTACAATCTCAGCAGCCTACAGTCACTGTTACGGATGAATCTCCTGAATATGTAACTGCAGTTGTAGCAGAAGACCAAGGAGGAACTTGTGCCGGAAAAGAAGTCAAAGTTCTTGCAATAGACTTTACTTCAAAAGGCCCTGAAGATTTAATTCAGGCTGAATGTGATGGAGATTTATACTTCATCGAGAAAAAATTCTTACAAGTACCAACTACTGAAGGAGACGATTCTCTTACAATAGATTTTGACGCAGAAGCTCCTTCTGACGAAGAAGAAAAGAAAGATTCTGAAAAGAAAGAGGACACTGAAGAAACTTCTGATGATACAGAAGAAAAGAAAGAAGATACAACTGATTCAGAAGGATCATCTGACTCCGAAGAAAATAAAGAGGAAACAGAAGAAACTTCTGATGATTCAGAAAAGAAAGAAGATACCGAAGAAACTTCTGACGAAAAGTCAGAAGACGGAGAAGAAAAGAAAGAAGATGAAGAATCTAAACCTAGTGTAGAAGATTTACAGGCAAAACTGGCTAAAGCACTTAAAGAGTTAGAATCTATCAGAGATGAAATGGCTTCCACGTTTAGTAAAAATGAAAATGTTTCACAAACAATTCTAGGCCTCAGAGGAGTCATGGATGCAATGAAATCAGACACTGATTCATTGAAATAAGGGCAAATCATTTTTTGTTCTGAAGTTAAGCGAAACAAAGAGCTCTCATTTAGAGAGCTCTTTGCATTTTGAGTGAACTAATCTGTTTTGACGAATATAAAACCAAAGCTTCACTGGACTTCTAACGATCTCTGCTGAGCTAATTAAAAATCCCCATCTAAAAAATGGCAAAATATGTCGATAACAAAGAACTTTTGCGAGAAATCATCAAGTCAAAAGAACAAGATCAGCTCACACCTAGAGCAACTGAACTGTTGGTTAAAATGGCCAACGAAATTTCAAAGGTTTTCAAGTACAAGTACGAAGAAGACAGGCAAGATTGTATAGCTTGTGCCATAGAAGACTGTGTAAAATACTGGAGGAATTTCAATCCCGAAAAGTCCTCTAACGCTTTTGCTTATTATACACAAATGATCAAAAATGGAGCTGCAAAGGGATGGAGAGAACTCTATCCAGTCAAAGCTTCTCAGAAAGTTTCCATATCTGTCGAAAACGGAGTACACAATTTCTAAATGTCTAGAAGATTAAACATAAAAAATCTAACTCCGAGAAAAGATTCTGGGTATCGTCAAGGGTATTTCACTCCCATTCGTCCAGAAAAATACATCGGAGATCCCGGAAAGATCATTTACAGGTCCTCCTGGGAAAAAAAGTTTATGACATTCTGTGACATTAACGAAAAAGTGATATGTTGGTCATCGGAAACTATTCAGGTTCCCTATCTCAATCCCATCGAAAATTCTACTAAGATCTACAATTTAGATTTCTATTTCAAAGTGAGAGAAGAAGATGGTTCTTTCAAAGAGTACATCGCAGAAATCAAGCCCTCTAAAAAGTTAGAAAAGCCCGTGCTTCCCAATACAAGACTCACGGAAAAGAGAGTTGAAGCACACAATTACCAGATGAAAGAGTATCTCACTAACATCTACAAATTTCAGGCTGCTAAACAATGGGCTGAAGAGAGAAACTGGGAATTCATGATCGTAACAGAAAAGTTTTTGTATTGAGCATTCTAAAAACATATAAAGCTCATAAGATTTCTGCAGAACGCAGAAAATTCACCAATGAGCTATTGAAAAATCTTCGGTCCTCTAAAGAAAAATCTCTCAAAGAGGGAGAAATCTATTGCATAGAGTATCGAGGAGAAGAACCTGTAGACAAGTGGCATGTAATATCTGTCTCTCTTGTGCATGAAATTTTGAAAGAAGAGATAGTAGTTCACAATCTACTGTATCTCAGAGAAGAAGTAGTGTTAGAACTGTTGAAAAGGCTTGAAAAAGCAAAACAGTATAACACATCTGAAGCCAAGTTCTTGGTAGAAAGAGAGCTTTCAGAATACCCTTGGGCATGCACCAGAGTCACAATGAGAATCGGCAAGATCGGCAAGATCGTTTCTGTGCCAAGAGAAAAATGGGGAATGTTGCCCATCATGGAAAAACACTTATTTGGCAATCTGAATCCAATTCAATTGTCAGAAGACTGGAAGAAGCAACATCTCACAGAACAGAAAGTCACAAAGTCTAAAAAGGAAATTAAACCGTTAGATCAGGAAGTTGTAATTGAAGACATAGAGCAGCCAGAAAATTTTGCATTTGAAGAGGTGGATACATCTACTTCTTTGGCTGACGTCAGAAAAGATATTCTTGATGATGACGACAACGATATATAGAAAAGATAACAACACATAACGCAAATGGCAGGCTTCTTTGATCGTTTCAGTACTAATCCGCTAGCTTCAATGGGTGAAGGCCTGAGGAGAATTTCTACTCTAGGCATGAAATACGATGACATGGTCATCAAACAGTCTAGAGCTATCGGACCTACAGAGGCAACACTGGGTGGTGGAGATTTTGCTCCCAGAGACATAGCATACGCGTTTGCATTAGCAGACGTTTCTCAGAAAAAATATACGGCAATTTTTGACAAAGACTATCCTTCCAGGAGAGACTTTCTCAGAAAATTTGCATTGAACTCGGAAATAGACTTCATGATCACCACGGTGGCAGATGAAGCCATTGTCTACGATGAAACTAACTACTTTGCATACCCTTCGGTGGCCAATTTGGACATCGCCGAGAATATAAAAGAGGCTCTCAACAATGAGTTCAAGAAAATATACAATTTTCTGGGATTCGTCAACGACATCACAGCTTGGCAGTACTTTAGACAATTTTTGATTGACGGAGTACTTGCTTTTGAGATAGTATTTGACGAAAAGGGAGAAAACGTAATCGGTTTCAAAGAACTTGACGCAGCCTTTTTAAGACCTGACGTTAGAAATGAGAACGGAGTCCTGAAAAAAGTCTGGTATCTCTATCCTGACAGACCTGCAATGACAAGAATGTTGTATGACACGCAAGTCATTTACATTTCTTATGCAAAGGGTAATTTACCTTCTAGAATTTCATATACTGAGAATTTAGTACGATCTTTCAACTTGCTCAGAATCATTGAGAATGCAATGGTGATGTGGATGCTCATGAACGCCACATGGAGAGTTAAGATGGTAGTTCCAATTGGATCTAAATCACCTCAAAAGGCCAAAGAGACTCTTGCGGAATTGATGGCAATTTACAAAGAAGACATCATTTTAGATTCTGACGATGGCCAACTGAGAATCAACGGTTCTCCTTCTGTGGGTCAGTTTTACAAGAACTACTTGTTCCCTTCTAAGAACGGTGAACAGGTAGACATTTCTACGATGGGTGGAGAAGGTCCAGACTTGCAGAACAATTCTCTTCTCATGTACATGCAAAACAAGCTCAAGGAAGATTCTAAGATTCCTTTTGCTCGATTTGACAAAGCAGCTAATGGAGGACAGCTCACAGGTTCAGCTGCCACTGGAGTAGACAGAGAAGAAATTAGATTCTTCAAATTTACGAACAGAATACGTTCTGCATTTCAAGAGATGCTCATCAAACCTCTCTGGATTCAAATGTGCTTGAAATTCAAAGAACTAGAGAATGACGAGATTTTCAAATCATCTCTCGGTCTAAGATTTGTCAAAGACAACCTCTTTGAAGAAGTCAGAAAACAAGAAGTTTTGGCTAAGAGATTAGAATTTGTCACTTCTATGCAAGGTTTGCAGGATGAAGCCGGAAAACCTTTCTTCTCTACTCGATGGTTAGTAGAAAATTATTTGAAATTAGACAAAGACGAACTGGATGCTAACCAGAGATTCCTCGACGAAGCTGCCAAGAAAGCCAAAGAAGCTGAAGGTGGCGGAGAAGGTGGCGAAGGAGGAGAAGAAGGAGGAGAAGAAGAGGCAGGAGGAGGTCTAGGCCTATAAAAAACAGAACGTAGTCTTGAATATATAGACTACTAAAAGATACTTAAAACACATGGGATACAATTCGATCAAAGGATTTCACGACTACTACCTCATCAAAGAGGGAAAAATTCCGATGTACGTTCCAGGTGACAACCTGAAAGCATCAAAGTCTATGAGAGTCGTAGACGTCCACAGAGATTTCAAGAAACTCTTGGATGCCGGAACTCCATTCACTGTGATAGTCAACACAGAGGGAATGAAAAATGTGGACCATCTCAAACCTGAGATGGATGTCATCAGCGTAGAAGACGATAACTTGCATCTCAAAGTGAGAGACCACAAAGGTAACGAACACCGCATCAAGTCCGGAAAAATTGAAGAAATCGGCATCGGCAATTCTGTCAAAGACAAAGTTTGGTTAAACATAGCATATTTCGTGGACGGCAAAGAGAGAATGCGAGTCAAAGACTTTGACGGAAAAGAAGTCACAGTAATGGTTCACGGAGACGGAGTCAGAAAATATCCTCTGGCTGACTGGAAGAAGATGAACAAATACGAAGTAGACTAAAATAACTCCTGTAAAAATGTTAGAGCTTTACGTCACTTGGTTCCCTGGATACGGTCCAGGATGTCCAGCAGAATTGGAAAATTTAGATCTCTGGATCTTTGGAAACATTTAACTGTCGAGGCTGGTCATTTGCCGGAAAATGACATTAAGGAGAAGCAATAGTTTCTCCTTTTTTTGTGCTGCGTTTTCAACTGTGTATACATTTTTTATTTTTGTATAATCAAATAATGAACAAATTTATGTTCAGAGTTTTTTATTTACAAAAGAGCTAAAAACGCTATATGAAAAATGATATGAAAGTCGTGATCAAAGCACCAAGCAAATGGTTCACGCAAAACGGTCCGCTGAAGCCTTCTCAGCTCGACCAACAGCATCTTTCGAACATCTATTGGTATTTCTACATCGTCTTGAACACGAAGATGGAATGGGCATTCACAGAAATTCAAAAACGTTTCGATGGAAAAATTCTAGTCTATTCTCCTTCTCCCGAATTCAAGGCTGAAATCAAATTTCTTGTAGAACGTGGTTTCATCGAGAAAAATTCGAATGAGAAAACCAAGAGAAATGATCTGATCATTAAACATAGTAAAAAGCAATTGGTGGTGTGATTACACAGATAACATCACGATTAAGTTTTTCTGTTTCAAATAGATACATATATCATGAAACAAACTTTACTCAGCATTTCTAGATATGTAATTGTCTGGTATGCAAATAATTTTGCAGCTCCTTTTTGGATGATAGGGCACTATCATTTTGCCGTGAACAGTTTCACTCAATTGGAACGAATCGGCGGAATGATCGCCATCAACCTGATCACAGTGCTAGGAATTTATCTTGACTGGAAAGTTCAACATGCTGAAAAGAACACTGATCTAGCGCCTCAAAAAGAAAGTCTCGATTTTTTTGCTATTGACAGGAGATGTTCGCCAAAAGAAATTTCTAAGAGAACAGAATCTGGAATTGTTTCCAGAGGTCAAAAATTAGAAGACATCGTCTTTATCAGAGAAGACGAAACACATCTCTACGTCTTCTATAAACATAGATGATAAACATAGATGAGAATAGTATTAGTTTTCCTTCTTCTTTTCCCTCGTTTTGTATTTTCTCAGGAAGTAGACAAAGCTGGAGATTTTTGGCACTTGAAAGTGGACAGTGCATTGGTGTTAATCGGAAAAACAGATTCTGTGCTGAGAGAATCTATTCGCGCTTCTGTGGAACGAATAAGTATGTGGAACGGATCATTTTCTACCAATACCGTTTCGCTCGGAAAAAAGGGAACCATTTTCATTTCTTCCAAAGATTTTTCTTTGAACTCTGTTAATAACATTGCCGCAGTTATAGTTCATGAGACTCTGCACGTATATTTTGGGATGCACGGATATAAGATGTCTGCAGAATTAGAAGAGAAACTCTGTTACTCTTTAGAACTGCAGTTTCTATTAAAAATTCCCAACGTAGAACCCTGGCTCATTGAACACGCAAGGAAAGAAATAGAAAAGCGGAAGTGATCAGAATCATTGAGTCTTTTCTCATATAAATTCTAGATGTATTTTAAGGAAGAAAAACTTTCACAAGACATTTTGTCTTGGAGCAAAAGCGTTTACGGAGAAGATTTTGAGTTCAGAGAAGGTCAATTGGAGACGATAGTAGACATCGTCATGACATTTTTTGAAGGAGAAAAGAATCTGTATCTGCTGGATGCACCTACGGGTTCTGGAAAGTCCATCATTGCGATGACAGTCGCTGGATTCCTTAGCAAATTCAACATGAAAGGCTACATACTAGCCTCAGATCTTTCTCTTCAGACTCAGTATGAAAACGACATGAAGAGGATCAGATTGCCCTGGGGTTCTATCAAAGGAGTTGACAATTACACATGCGTAGTCAACGGAGAAAAGTTTTCATTAGGAGACTGCAGACTCAAAAACATATCTTATGAGGCCGCTGAAGAACTCCACTGTTTCAGAGACTGTGGATACTTAATGAACAGAAAAAGAGCCATACAATCTCCAGTAGCAGTCTTAAACTATGCATTTTGGCTAATACAGCGCAATTACGTCGAAGGAAAAATGCAAGATCGTGGAAGAGGAGTTCCGTTCCCAGTCCGAGATTTTACTATTTGTGACGAAGCTCATAAAATTCCTGAGATAGTCCAGAATCACTTCAGTCCAAGAGTCGGAGCCGAAACTGTTCCAAAACTGGAAGAACTTTACTCTTTTCTGAAACGAAAAGGGTTTCCTTCTCCGAGAAGAACTCCTTCGACGATGAAGTCGATAATTAACAAGGTGCTGAGAGAAGAAGATCTAACTAAACTGTACATAGCTCTCAAAGAACTAGAGCTTGCTCTCGGTGAATACGTGAAGTGTGGTTCACAGATGAAAGACAAAGTCGGAGAACACTTTCCAAGCGAAACAGAAGTTCCAAAAGAGTGGAGAGTGGCACTATTGCAAGTAGACTATCTCAAAGACGTACACTGTAAGTTTGAAGACTATAATCACATCGTTTCTCAGGTGGGGCTAGACTTTTTGATCAAGAATCCACAAGAAAGCGGAAATGTAATCTTCAATTGCCTGGAAGAGTCTTACATGATGAATAGACACTTTCATGAACAGGCCAAGTTCAAGCTTCTCATGACTGCCACCATGGGAGAACCAAAAGACTTCATGAAAGCCATTGGAGCAAACAAGTGTAAGTACAGAAGAATGGAGTCAAGATTTAACTATGAACAGTCTCCGATCTACTATTTTCCCGAAAAAAGAATGAGTCTTGCACAGAGAGACATGAACTTTGAATGGATGAAGAAAAAAGTGATAGAAATTTTGGATTCTCATCCCGGTGCATGTGGAATCATACACAGTGGCTCATACGAAATATCTTCTAAAATCTTTCACAGTGTAGACAAATCTTTACAGAGCAGGCTTATTACATACGCAAACTCTCAGGAAAAGGCCAAAGCTCTACAAGACTTTTCAAAGAGTAAAAACGGAGTCCTGATTGGGCCTTCTCTTCTGGAAGGTCTAGACTTGTTCGAAGACAACTCAAGATTTCAAATTTTCTTGAAAGTTCCCTTTCCTTCGCTAGGTGACAAATTTGTCTCGGCCAAAATGAATTATCAACCAGAGTGGTATGACTGGAAAACTATCACTGCCATTCTACAAGGAGTAGGAAGATCTGTACGTTCCGAAAAAGACTGGGCCGTAACTTACTTCTTAGACGGTTGCCTTTCTGACTTATTCAAACGAAGAAGAAGTTCTTTTCCTGCTGAATTTCAAAAAAGAATCAAACTCACAAAATGAAAATTCTAGTAACAGGAGGCCTGGGTTTCATAGGATCACACACGGTGGTCAGCCTAGTAGAGTCCGGCTTTACTCCCATAATACTTGACGATCTTTCGAACAGCCGAATAGAAGTGCTGGAAAAGCTCAAAAAATTGACTGGAAAAGAAATAGAATTTGTGAGAGGTAATGTCAATGACACAGACTTATGCCTCGAATTGCTCAGGAAAGATGTCAAGGGAGTTATACACTTTGCAGCACACAAAGCTGTGAACGAAAGCGTAGCTTTGCCTCTCAAATACTACCAAAACAACATAGGTGGACTACTTTCTCTTGCAAGAGCTATGGAATTCTACAATGTTGAAAATTTAGTTTTTAGCAGTAGTTGTACAGTGTACGGAGAACCAGATTCTGTTCCCGTCACGGAAAATACTTCTTTCAAACGTTCCACGTCACCGTATGGTGCAACAAAACAGATGGCAGAAGTGATCTTGGAAGATCTGAAGTGGTGCAATACTCAATGCTTGAGATACTTCAATCCAATCGGAGCTCATCCCAGCGGAGAAATAGGAGAGTTGCCTAATGGGACACCTAGCAACCTTATTCCCTATCTCACACAATCTGCTGCAAAACTCAGACCGCCTCTTACGGTGCACGGTAACGACT